ACTTGACTGTTATTTTACTATTTAGGCGATGTCCTCACCGCCAGCGCTAGGAGAAGTTCCTCTAGATGCTTCCCACCACTGAACCTGAAGTTCTACAGTGAACTCTTCAATGGTGTCAGTTGTTTCATAACTCAAGTCAATTGTTGAGATATTAGTTGGGAATACATCATAGAAGTGATAAGATCTGAGAATTCCTCCGTCACGGGCAAGTTGATAAACATATGCATCTGCCTGATATGCTTCTGGATCTGTTAATCCAGTGCCATCATTCATCTTGTTGATGGTGTTCATCCACTTCTCGAATGCCGAGCGAATGGAGAAATCAACATCGTTGATGACGGTGATTGTCCAGGTTTCGAATGTTCTGTCACCAGCAATCTTAAGAATACGACCTCTGAATGGAACATCGATTGGAGCAACAGTTGATGCAGGCAGTGCCGCTGCCTTTACAAGAAATCTTGCTTTTTGGAGAGTGTCATTATCGACACCAACGGCACCAGGGAATGCTAACTCAACTTCAAATAGATTGGGTCTTGCACCACCACCAGATAACTTACTTTTGAAATCGGTGATTTTTCTGAGTGGAATGTTGTTTTGTTGTTGACGAGTTGCCATAGTTCGTTAAACCTCTAATTAAACGTTACCGATAACTTCTTCAAAAGAAACGCCAGTTCTGGTGGCAACAAACGTAAGACCAATGAAGTTGATTGATCTTGCGGGTTTAATAAAGATGTCAGCGACAAACTCATTGTTGTCGATAACAGCAGCAGTATTGTTTGTTTCGTCACAAACAACGACGTAATCAAAGATTCCACGCTTTGCCTGAACATCGCGGAGGAATGGTTCGACGATGTTTACAAAGTTTGTTCTTGTAATTTCATCGTTGAACTCAAAGAGTTGATCTTTAGCTGCTGCAGAAATCGCATCTTCAAGATAGATGAAGAGGCGACGAACGTTGATTCTATCAAATGCGGAAGACTTACCATATCCAGTCTTATCACCAAAGAGAATGATTCCAGCACCAGGTGAAAGGATAACTGGGTTGATTCTATTAGAATAGAGTCTGTCTCTTTGTGCCTTGCCTGGGTTATATGCAAGTTTTACGGCATTAAGAATTCCACCTCTTGCTGTTCCTGCTGGTGAGAACCATGGGAACTGATTGATGTCATTTCTGGCACAAAGTCCAGCCATGTCACCATTCAGAGGAACATATCTGAAGGTGTTTGCAAATCTATCAAACATGTACTTATATCCACTGTCGAAGATTCCGTATGTGGATGAAGTAACAGGAGCATAGAAACTCAATACATTGTCAGTAATGTCGGCATCAGAGTTAATATTGACTGCCGCCTGATCTGTAGTATCAGTAATCGCTGCACCTCTGTAAGGTGAGATGAATGCGAGTGCGTCTTGTCTTGCTTCGGCAACTGCAATCAACTTGTTTGCAAGTGCTTGAGCATCGGACTTAGCATAATTTGCCGAACCCATTATGAGGAAATCTACTTCATAGTTTTCCTTATTTTCGAACAGTGTATATCCAGATACAAGTCCGCTTAACCCTGCACTCAGTGCTCCAGATGCTGACAAATCGGTTGAACCATCATAGTTTTCGCCACCAGAGAGGGTAAGGTTTTGATTTCCTGTGGCAGCAAATGTGATTCCTTGTGCATCCTGATCCCAACCTACATCGCTCTCAAGATCGAAGTTCGCACTATATCCAGTGGTAACAATTCCTGCAGGAGAAGAACCACCAAAGACATACTCGGAAGCATTCAGAAGATACTTTCTCCAGTAAGATGGTGAACCAAGTGAGAATTCTGCATCTTTTGCCTTGGAGAGAGAAAGATTCTTCTCAAGGATTGTTCCTGCATTTCCAGTGATTTTTCCATCACCATCAAGTACAACAACGTGAACCTCGTCAAATCTTGAATCTCTTGCTGCAGCATACTCTGAAGTTCCAGGACGATCTGCAAGAGTGTTCCACTTAACAGTTGTTCCTGAAGCAAGGGTAATTTCTTGCTGATCGAACCAGTCTGCTTGTGCAGTTATTGCGGTGGTTGCATAGGCGGTGTTTTGTCCATTTGTGTGGATGGCAACACTACCAGTTCCTGAGAAGGCATAAACGCCACCAGGTTGATAATCAACCTCAGTTACAGTTCCACCAGCAGAAACATGGGCAAGAACTTTAACGTATGCTTCTGTTGCAGTTACTTGAGTTACAACTCCTTTCAAGTGTCCATCAAGAACACTGGTTGTTCCTGCTCCAGGAAGAGTTGCAGAAATCGCTTGGGTGACACCGTATCCAACTAATACTGTGGAACCTCCGTCTGGTGTCTGGTCGAAAGTCAGAATTTGATCTGCCTTTGAGTCAATAATTCCAACTCTTAATCCATTGCCCCAAGAACCTGGGTTTCTAGCAGCAACGGTTACATTGGTGATTGTGTTCTCGTCATATCCAAGTTGCTCATAATGTTCGTCACTCTTGATTTTGACAGATGCCGCAGAACCAGAGAAAGCATTTGCTAAATCGGTGTCGTCAGCTCTGACAACTCTGAGTGAACCACCATATGCAAGATATGATGATGCAACGAGCCAGTGCTCATAGTGCTTATCTGTCGAATATGGCTTACCAAAGGTATCCAGTAAGTCCTTTTCGCTTTCAACTAAAGTAGGAAGTTCTACTGGACCTTGGGCAAATGGTGCCACAATAGCTCCAATACTAGCAGAAGTTGGATCAACTCTTCCTACTGTAAGGTCTACTTCCCTTACAACAATACCAGGAGATGCTAAGTTTAATGGCATCTTGTGTTTCCTCGCAGTCCAAATTTATCTAAAAATATTTATGGAAAAGCCTCTTTTCAGTGGGGAAACGATGCGTGAATATCTACCAATCGGGATATTCCCAAGAAAAATCCTTTTTCTTTTTCGACTTTATTCTTTCAATGGTACATTCCTTACACTCATATGAATATGATGATGGAAGAGTTCCCCTATTTTTTCTTGTCAAGTAATAGTCATCTAAAAGATTTTTAATCTTACCACAAGTTCTACATTTTCTATCAAAAAATAGTAAGTGTTCTAATTCAATTTCATCATCAAAAGACATTACATGTATTCCCACATATAAGATCTATCACCATATTCATCAGTATACCATCTATCACCATCATTATCGACAAAAGTTTGTTCATCATTTATTCCATCTAGAATAAATCCGAAAGGTGCCATGTCTTGTTCAATTTGGTTCTTTTGTTCCTCATAAATTCTCTTACGAACATCATTGTTCGTCATTTCTTTGAAATAGTCCTGAGCAACTAACCACGAAAAAATAACAAGACACATTGCCAAGTCATCGTTACATCCTTCTTCTGCTTCAAAAGAGTTATGTCTCTGAGCAAATGTTGTTAACTCTGAAATAATTTCATAATCTAACGTAAGAAGTTTATATTCTTCTATAAGTGTCTTTAAGTTTGAACATCCTAACTTTTTGACTGCCGCTGTCATTCTTACACCAAGTTGGGACTTTTTGCCACTAAACCCAGAACCAACAATCTGTCCAGCACGTCCCCTCATGGCACACATGAGTACGTTATCATATTCCAAATCAAAATGGAGAATATTTGCAACCTGATCTCCAATATCATTGATTTCTATTAGCAACCATGCTCCATTGTATGCTTTCGCAACATCATGTATTATGTTTGGAAACAACATCGGTTTGATTTCGTTGTTTCGATATTTTGCAACTGCTTTGTATGGGAAATCAGTTATGTCAAAAACAATAAAGGCAGAATAGTCATTGCCAAGTCCTCTAGCAACGTCAACCGTGATTAGATAATTATGTTCTTCAATAGGATTCTCATAAACATCCAATCCTGCATTTCTTCTAATAGGATCTTCATATATGAGGGTTTTTAATATTGTTGGGTTGATAAGTGTATTAACAGAACCTAAGAATTCGCATTCAAACTCAACCTTGAATTGTTGTTCCGATGTGTTGGCAATAGTTGTAGATTTCCATGCCTCGTCTCTACCAGGAACTTCTGACCAGTGAACATCTGTTGGAACATATTCATTTCTACCTTGCTCCGCATCGTGCCACATACGGTAGAAATGATTCATACCGTGTGGTGTGGATACAATAATTACTTTGGTGTTTTTACCAGAAGTAATAGTAGGATACACAGAGGCAAAGAACGAGTCAGCAACATGATTTGGGACGAACGCGAACTCGTCGAGAAAGAGGATGTTAAATGACATACCTCGGACAGCACTTGCAGACGTAGAAGCTGCCAATATCTTACTGCCATTTTCTAACTCCATCGAACCTTTGTTCCATGACAGGATACCCTGCTGCATCCATTTAGGCAAGTTTTCGTAAGCAGTTTGCAATCTTTGTAATAATTCTCTTGCAGTTGCCGCTTTGTTTGCCAGGATGCCAATGTTTACACTGTCATTAAATACAGCATAATGTAAAAGATACGATACGACTGTAGTAGATTTACCAGTCTGTCGTGGCATCTTGCAGATATTAAATCTATTTTCGTGGAAGTTATTAATTAACTTCTCCTGAAAATGATATGGATGAAACTGTGTTAAACCCTCATCAAGAGAAACAATCTTAATGTAATTGTTTGCAAAGTAAACAGGATCTTCCTTACACTTGATAAACTCAAGAATCTGTTCTTGAGTAAATTCAATTGAGGTGTTTGCTTTTTTTAGGTTAGGATTACCAAGATAAACTTCACTCATAACGAAACTCCTTTTTAATCTTCAACAAATGTCACAGAACAATCTGCTTTTTGTAAAACAGAGTCAGATGAAATTGCC